TTAACTTCCAAGACGGCTGGTGCGGGTTTTCACCGGCGCCACAGGCGGCGGCGTGGCCTCCAGCGGGCGGGCAACAATCCCGGTGATACTCTCCATCGACTTGAAGGTGCAGCTACAGTTCAGGTTCTGGCACTGGTGATAACGCTCCTTGGTTTCGCTGCTGAGAATACGGCTGGAACGGGCATGGCTGTTATGTTGGCAAATCGGGCATGGCATCATGGTTGACCTCCAATGGTCATCAGTTAAACTCACACATTGTGAATAAAACTAATTATATTCACTTTAAGTGAATCATCAAGCGGTTTTTTCACTTTGTGAGAATTAATCCAGTTCCTTTTTCGCCACCACAGAGTCCTTCAACACAATCTCGAGTTCTACTTTTGACGTAAACCCTCCTCCAGAATTAATCGTATGAGCCACACTGGATACAATCCATTTGTGCTTATCAATCAATTCCTTGAACCCGGAAACCTCTATCAGCATTTCCGGGGTCAACTCCGGCCTCCCCATTGCCAGCCCAAAACTTAGTGTCGCACTCATTCTCTGATTCTTTTTCCATTCCGCTGTTGCCGCATTTACGGCCTCCTCTTCGGTGGTAAACAAGGTTCCCAGCTCAAGGTAACGCGCTCCGGCTGTCTCAAAAATAGTACCAGGCGGGTCTAACTCTGCCCTGACTAATACCCGTCCAGAGTTGGCTTTGTCCAGACGCAACCAGCGCGCCTTTACTCCGATATTGTTCATATCCCCTGTATATGAGAATGAATGCGCATCTCCATCGCGGCGACGAATAGTGGCTTCGGGTAAAGGGTCACCTTTCGCCGTTGTTCCCTTACCCGGTATCAGCAACAAGACTTTGCCATTTTTGATTGTCGCCACCGCGCCGTAAGACACCGCCAGCCGGGCAAGAAACTGGAGATCGTTTTCATTGGTCTGATCGAGATGTTCGATATGGGTTGTCGCCAAATTGTTGGGCAATGACGCTCCCAGCTTATTGCGTTCGGCGATACGCTTTACAATCTCGCCCAGCGTCATCCGGTCATAGGATTCCGATCGGCTCTCTTTCAGGACATCGCTCAAGTCAGCACTAAACCCGCTCAAGGCAAGCTTGTCAGGGGAGCCTGTATGAGTGACTGTTTGAATAATGAATTTCCCTTTATCAAAAAGCGCCATCCCCTGCCAGCCGATAGAGATCTGCAAAATACTCCCCCGCTGCGGCAGGATGATTTTTCCATCGCTGTCATCAAGCTCCATTGTGAAAGTATCCAGCTCCATGCCGCGTTTATCCGTGATTTCCATACTCAGTAAACGCGATCGGAAGTTGCTGGTGATATCAATATCATCGAGTTTTATCTGATAATCAGGCCCCATCTGTGCACCAATATTTATGGCATCCATCACAGGCTCTCCAGCAGTTTAGAGGCGTTATTACCCACCTTATTGATCACCTCTTCCGCCTGCTGTTTCAGGTCACCGAACATCTCCAACAGCGATGGGTCCACGCGCTTAAGCGTGATATCGAAGCTAATTTTACGTGCAGTACCGTTCTGAAGGAGATCGCTGTGCGTGCCGTTCACACTGGTAATCACAAACATCCCGTAGGGGATGCCGTTGCCACTCAATAAAGGCCAGGCACGTCCTTGCGTTGCCATGATATTCAACGCGAAGAGTGAAGCCACTCCTCCGGTGATTTCCGGACGCAATTCACCTGACAGCGTAATCGTCTCATCCCCCACGCCGAGAAACTGCTGTGACTGACGCGTGCCAATGCGGCTGCCGCTGGCCCAGCGATAATCACTGGTTTGCTTCATTGTCTGATAGGGCAACGTTCGCCGTTCAAAGACCATCATGCCTAAAATCATCATCATGGTTTATTACCTCCACACGCTGCTGCGCTGTTTCAAGTCGGCGTTAAACTGTTCCTGCTGTCTGTTTTTTTCCATAATCGCCAGCACATCAGCCTGGCTCATGCCGTCATGGGTGTTGATCACATAGCTGCTGTTAAAGATGCTCTGCTGGCTGTTGCTGATGCTGCCCGCCGTGACGGGTTTATAGCTGGCTCCCCCAAAGGCGACGGAGGAAGGGCCATCCGGCGAAACATAATCTGCGCCGCCCAGAGCGACCGAAGGACGTTGTGCTGGCCGATCGTTATTCAGCGAGGCTTTGGCATCGGATGATTTTTTATCGACGACCCCGAGTTTTTCCAGCACCCAGTCAATGCCCTCGCGCATATCCCGGAGTATGTTCAGCGGGGCCATAAAGGCATCGCCCAACGCTTTGCCAATCCACTCCCCGGCCCCACCAATTTTATTCAACGCATCTCCCGTCATATGCACCGGTTCCAGCCACGTCTTAAATCGAGCGTAAAGCGCTGAAGCCTGCTGTGAAATTCCGTCAAACATGTTCTCAAAAGGAGCGAAAAAATCCTTTAATGGCGACAAAGCCGCCCCAATTCCCCGCATCACTCCGGCAAAGAATGCGCTGATCGGTTCCCAGTATTTGTAAATAAGCGCGACCCCGATACCAACCAGCACAGCGATACCCGCCGCAATGCCCAGCGTTAACAACGAGACGCCAGCCAGCGCTGTTGCTATCGCGCCCCCCGCAAAGGTAAAGACGCTACTGAGCAGCCCGGCTCCGGTTATCAGCAAATTCAACCCGCTAATTACTGGCACCATCACCGAGCCCATCCCACCCAGAGCCGTAATCAACATACCGCCACCGGCTACCAACTGGATGATCCCACCCGCCAGCGTGGGGTTATCCTTAATCCACTCGTCAACGCCACTTAACAGCCCGGTGGCCGTTTTCGTCAGGCTACGCAACGTTCCATCGAGCTGAACAAAGATATCCACGCTGACCGCTTCCATCGCACTGTTAAGCTGGGCGATATCCCCTGCGAGATTATCCGCGATCGCCGGAAGCGCTCCGCTAACAGAGGACGGTGCCGCATTCTGCAACTGCGCTCTGGATGATGCCGTCACCGCCTGATAGCCTGGCTTTAGCAGCCGTGCTCCCTGGCGGGCAACACCCATTGCCTGACCGCTAACTGCGCCGATTTTATCGACCACGCCCTGCCCAGCCCGATAACGCTGGAGTGACTTTTCGATGCCAGATTTGAGCTGAGGTTTGAGGTTTTGTGAACGCTGAGCGGTTTCAGCGCTGCGAATTTCCTGCAAACGCTCCTTGCTGGCTACTCGCGCAGATTTGTCATTGCGTTTTTGTGCCCGCGCCCGATTGGCGCTAGCCAGCAGTTCCACGCGCTGCTGAAACATCGCATTACCGAGGGATTTGGTCTCCCCCGGCAGATCATTGAGGAACAAATTCGACCGGATCACCGCTTTGCGCAGGCCGTCCAGACCAAGGTTAATACTCATCGCTATTCTCCACTCTGCATGCCGCTGCGCACGATCGCCTTATGCCGCCAGTCGATCAGTTCCGCCAGCGACATGGGGTTCATTTCTGATGGCGGCCAGTGAAAAACGGTCGCAATGTCGGCCATCAGATCATCCACCGTCAGGTCGTCGGGCCAGCGGACGTGTCCGGCTTCGCGGATAAAAAACCGATCACCCTGCCACCGAGTTCGATCAGATCGACCGGGTCCAGATTCAGGCATTCTGATTTCGTCAGGTTCGGCACGGTGATGCGTGGCAGCACGGTGATCAGTGCCTCAACGTCCGATCCGGCCAGATCCACCAGCCGGGTTCCGCGCAGTGCGCCGGCGTTGGGTTTGGTCACCTCTACGCTGGTAATCAGGGTTTCACCACGGGCAATGGGGGTCACCAGGGTGACCAGGTTATCTTGCTGTTGCATGGACTTTCCTTACGTTTAGAGAGAATGCGGGTCGGGCATGCCCGACCCCTGCGAATTGCCGAGGTGGGGCTGGCAGGCCCAACCCCTGCGAATTTCCGAGGTGGGGCGGGCAGGCCCGTCCCTGCGGATTACGCCAGACCGATGTTCTGACGGTGCTGCGCCAGACGATCGACGCCGTTCACGATCTCAACCATATTGATGGTGTCAATTTCGATCAGCGCTTTACCGTTCCAGGTCAACTTGTAATAAGTGCATTTGGTGGTGATTTTGGTTTCAGTCTCTTCACCCTGCTTGCTCTCACCGAAGTCGAACTGCTGGTGCTTACCGCGCAGCTCCACCTCAACCGCCACCGTTTCATCGGTGTCGTCACGCTGATAAGAGCCCATAAAACGCAGCGGCACCGTTGCTCCGCCCCACTGGCTGAGAATGCGGTCATCCAGCCCGGCAATGGTCCATTCCAGATCCAGCGCATCGTCTTCCAGACCGTTATCAATGTGCGCCACGCCGTTCATTCCGCCGCCGCGATACGGGTCGAGTTTGCGTGCCAGTTTTGGCAGCGTCAGCGAGGTCACCACACCCTGGTAGCTGTTGGCATCGTTAAACAAATTCAGGTATTTCAGTTTTTTTGGCAGTGCCATAAGAGTGTCTCCTTAGCTGTTGACGGAAGCGGCAAAGTTCGCCAGATAGCTGTCAGTAATGCGCTGGCGCAGCGTCATATCTTCCAGCGGCGGCACCGGGGTGTAGTCGTAGTCGATAAACAGTTTGCCCGCCTTCAGGGTTTCCTGAGTGTTGGCGCTTTCGTCGTACCAGCAGTTGGCACCCAGCAGATAGCCCGCGTTGATCAGCTCACGGAACTTGGCGTTGATGCCGGCGATAATGTCGCGCACCAGCGTCGGTGACAGCGGCTTATCGTTGGCCCACATGTGCGCATCGGCCATCGTGTCAGCAATCACCTGCGCCGAGCGGGTGTAGTTTTCAAAGGCAAACAGCGGGTCATCGCTACAGGTGCGGTTGCCCCAGAAGCGGAAACCGTCTTTGCGGATGAGCGTGGTGACGCAGGCTTCGTTCAGCAGATCGGCATCGGTCCCTTCCTGTTGCAGGTCCCAGAATACCGAGGCGGAGACGCCTGTTACGCCGTTAACGCCAACGTTGGACAGGGTTTTATGCCAGCCGGTGTCATTGTCGATTTTGGCGCGCAGGCCCAGCGCACGTGCGGTGGCATACGCGGTATCCGCCGCGCTGGTGGTGGTGTTCCAGGCCACAAAATCCGGCCAGATCACCATCAGCTCACGCTGGCTGAAGTTCTCGCGATAAGCGATCGCCTCGGTAATGGTTTTGCAGCCATACGCCGAGATATAGCCGAAGGCGCGCAGCTGCTGGCAGACCGCTGCCAGTGCGGTAGACACTTCAAGAGAGTCATGGCCCGGTACACCGAGGATGCGCGGCTTAACGCCGAGATCGGTCTGCGCACTGAGCAGGGCTTTCATGCCGGTATAGCGGCCATTGGCATCGCTGCCGCCGATGATATTGCTGGTGGTCTCGGCAGCGTCTTTACCTTCTGCAACGCGAACGACCACGGTGACCGGTTTGCTCTGGTCAGCAATGGCACGCAGCGACTGTGCCAGCGTACCTTTGGTACCGGCTTTGCCCACGGCGGCCAGTACATCGGTGATCAACACCGCGGTATTCAGCGGGAAGGTGGTGGCATCGGCATCTTCTGCGGTACAGATCATGCCGACAATGGAAGTGGAAACCGTTGAGATACTGCGGGTTCCGTCATTCACTTCTACGACGCGGACGCCGTGGTGATAATTAGCCATCTTTATTGCACTCCGTTGTTGGGGTGAGGTCATGATGACAAGAATTTAATATGCAGGCATTCGATGGGCGTTGTGGGGAGCAAGGGACAACGTGGGATTTAAAAATCATTCAAAAACAGAAAGTTATATGATTATAAAAATAAATAAAGATCTGCTTTTACACGCCAAAAACCAATAAAAAGGCTCCCCTGAGTTGCCAGCAGGGGAGCCGTATTGAAATAACACGTTTTAGGTAAGAGATTATGCGCTGCGATACCAGCCCATCAGTTTAATAAATGAGTTAGTAACATTAAACTCTAGTCCCGAACCCATAATTTCTGTATTACCCGAAAATGTGTGATCATGAACACCACTATTTGACGTATTTCCTGTCCATGATTTAGATGCATCAAAATTAAAGCCATCAGAATTACTCGACATACTTGCAACGCCATCCAATCCTGATCTGTAAGAGCTAAATGCGCCTGTAGCCCTCCCACCACCAACTTTAGTTAGCTGATTTGCTTCAATATTCCCCGTAATATTCATTGTGCCGCGTGTATGAGTATGCCCCCCGTTTGATGACGTTCTGCCGGTTAAGCCCAATGAAAGTGACGGTAAATGATTCTTTTCAATCTGATAAATATCCTTACCCCCGATTGTCATCACATCACTGCCGTCCGCTTTCGCTAACCGGATAGTTTTATTCTCACCGATAGAGTTCCAGGTCGTATTGGGGAACAGGGTGTTCGGGTTTTTATTCTGCGCAAACCAGGTGACGATGCCGACAGGATAAATCTCATCAACAACATTTCGTGCAGCAACCTGCTGATTCACATACTCTTCTGTCGCGAACACCAGGCTGTCATCCAGCGTCAGCGCTATCGCCTCGCTCCCGCTAACGGCGATCACCATGCGCAGAGTTTGCGTACGGCCAGACCCCTCTTCCAGCGCAGGCTTATAGGTTTCCGCCATATTACACACCGCCAGCAGCGTACCGTCTCCCGCCAGCAGCCCCAGCTCACGCATCCAGAAACCACCTGCGCTGGCAGGGATGATCACCTCCATCACCAGCCAGTTTTTGTGCGTCTTATCGACTTTGACCGAGTTAACCGCCTTGCGATATACCTCATGGACCAGAGTCGTCTGGCTGGAGCTCGGTGTGGTGGGCTGGCCGTTGCCGTCCCCCACGACCATGGTTTTGATATCGACCTGAGTGCCGCCCTGCATCGCAGCGGCGATGCGTGCCTGCCCTGCCGTTGTTACGACAGACTTATATTTTACAGCCATTTAAAACCTCTCAAGCGGGAAAAATAGTGACCGTTTCAGCGTCATACTGAACGGCGCCTGTCCAGACGATGCCCTGAATATCCTGGGTGATCGTCAGGGCGGTTAAGTGACGGCTGACTGCTTTTGCATCTGCGATCAGTCGTTCCATCTCGTTAAACATGGCTTCATCAATGCCGGAATCCAGCACGCCGATATCCAGGCGAAACGTGCCGGGTGGCTCACTGGTTTGCCACCATTCATGCACGTTGATCACATACCCCAGCGGCTCGACCACGCGTCGGATCGCGGCAATAGTGCCTTTACGGCGGTGAACGAACTGCGAGGCGGCAACCACCGCGCGCTTCGTCTCCTCCGGCCAGGTTTGATCCCAGCGATCAACTGACCAGGCCCAGGCCAGGTAGGGCAACAGCGCGACCGGGCAGGTTTGCGGGTTCCACAATGTGCGCAGCGGCACCGGCAGCTGCTGGAGGCTGGCGCAGGCTTCTGCGGCCGCGACTTCCAGCGCAGACGATCCGACGGGCAGCAGACGATCACTCATCGGAACCTCCCACGCTGATCGCACGCCCGGTGCACCAGCCCGCCTGAGTTTTATCCAGCACCACATCCTGCGCGGGCTGGGCCAGTTCCACGCGCTGCACCCCTTCCACATGCAGGGCGGCGAACAGGGCTGAGCGGCGGATATCACGTCCCAGCCGGCTTTGTGCGGTGACAAAGGCGGCAAGCCGTGCTTCCGCTGCGGCGCGGATCGGCTCGGCCTCCGGGCCGGGGTAGAGGAACAGCGTGGCATCAACGCTGTACTCAACGATGTTGGCGGACTGCACGCTGACGCGATCGGCCACCGGGCGCACATTTTCATCGTTAAGAGCAATATTGACCGCGGACAGCAGCGCGGCACTGGCCTCCCCACGCCCTTCACGCGACAGCACGGTGATCAGCACTTCCGCCGGAGCCGGGCTGGTGGCGCTCACGTCAGCAATACGGCCATCAGCACTGCGGGCATGGTATTCATAAGCCCCCGCCGGTCCCGCCACGCTCAGCCCTTCAAAGGCCTGAGCAATGCGCAGACGGAAGTCCTCATCCTTTTCCATCACCGCAGCGGTCGGCGGCAGCGTGCTGCTGTCAGCCGGGCTCAGCACCAGGCGGGTCACGCCGTTGTTCATTCCCAGCTGATCGAGGTCGCCTCCGGTAGCCCAGGCCACCATCGTGGCTTTGGCGGCTTCATTGATGCGCTGTCGCAGGATCAGCTCGCGGTAGGTGTTCTCCTGCAACAGCTTGACGATGGGCTCTGACTCAAGCTCAAGGGTCCGGGTTATCGCCGCCTGCTGGTCGGCCGGATAAAGCGCCACCAGCGCGGCCTTGCGCGCCTGCAACAACGTTTCAAAATCGAGCGCCTCAACAACGTTCGGCGCAGGTAGCTGACTCAAATCAATCGTGGCCATAATCATTCACTCACTGGAATGGAAAGAGAAAAAGGGGACTGGCTGAGGCTGCCCTGCAGCGCCACCACCATGCTGCCGTCGAATCCGGGCTGGTAGCTGATGCTGTCCAGCGCAATGCGCGGCTCCCACTGCAATAACGCCACATAGCAGGCCGACATAATTTGCAGGCGCAGTGCCTCGTTTTGTGGCTGGTCGATCAACATCGACAACAACGATCCATAGTTGCGGCGCATCACCCTGCTGCCCTGAGGCGTGAGCAAAATGTCGCGTACCGACTGACGGATATGATCCCGATCCGTCAGGGCCAGACCGCTGTCACGTTGCATACCGAGATAGTTTTCTGTACTCATTGCGGCCCCGCTGTTTTGCTGCCGCCACTTTCCACACCCGCGTGGACGTGACTGTGAACGACAATGCCGTTAGACGACAGGCTGCCCCCGCTGTGGCTGATATTGCCCTTCAGGGTGCCTCCCCCGGTTAGTTCAAACGTCGCGGCTTTCAGCTGCTGCGTGCACTCCACCAGCGGCGCATCGAGGGTGATGCTGACCGCCGCCGTGATACGCGCAGACTGAATGCCACTGGCCGTCAGTGCCCCGCTTTCCGGTTCATAGGCCAGTTGCGCGCCATCGGGAAACGTCCAGTGCACCGCATTCTGTGAGGCCGAAGGGGCCGGAAAGGTATCCGAAAAAATGCCCGACAGCACAAAGGCGGTGTTCAACTCCCCCCCCAGAGCGAGCAGAAGTACCTGCTCCCCGGGAGAGGGGGCATGCCAGCTGCGGACCTGCCCTGCACTCCCGCTTAACCAGGGCAGCCAGGTGGTGAGGTTGCCTTCGCTTTGCACCCGACAGCGTGCCCGGACGGTATCCACCTCGCTGACGGTGCCAATGCGCAGCAGGTTGTGCAGCTGGCGCCGGGTTTCACTGACAAATTCATTCATAACGCTCTCCTCCGTCATCTCAGATAGCGGGCCATTCACTGACCAGTTGTTGGTTGATATAAAGTTTCCAGGGGCGGGAAACGGCTTCCGGCGGCAGCGGTTCCGGGACGTGCGTGACGTGCAGCGCCCCGTCGTCTTCGCTGACCAGCACCCGCTCGGTCAGCAGGATCACCACGGTGAAATCGCCGTTGGTAGTGCTGCTGAACACCATGCCGTTCTCGCGCCTCGCAGGGGTGGTCATCAGGTCAGGCTGGTTCTCCCGCAGCCACAGCAGCAGGGCTACCACCAGAGGGTCGATGTCACCACCGGACTCGCTGAGGGTGATGCGTAACGGGTACTGATATTCAAAACTCAGTGAGGCGGCGGGCGTGCAGGCCACCACGCCCTGTTCCAGCGCGATTGTCAGCCGTTCAGGGTGATCCTTGAGTTGCGGTACGCGGGCCAGTAACGCCTCGCGTAGCTGGTTGGGCTTTAACATCATGTTGCTCCTGACACTGTTTAAGGGTTTCGACTTGCAGGCCGCACGTCAGCAGTGCCTGCTCCAGCTGGCGGATCGTGTTCAACAGATCCCCCTGTGTTGCCGGCTGACTGGCCGGGATCGAACAGCTGCTGACGATCGGACAACCACGCCAGATAATCGTTGGGGGTGGCGAAAGCGGGATGCTGCTGCAACCGGATAATGCCGTCAGGCAAAGCAGCATCGCTCCAGCGTTGAAGTGCTTCATTGCTGCGTATGATCCTTTGATCGTTAAGTTGTTGTTTCATTGTGAGATCGCGTGCGCTCAGGAGTGACTGACGCAGCGTGCGTTCTGCCTCGGCCTGGCGGGCGATCTCGCCCTGTAGCTGTGTGATCACCTCATCGCGTTGGATCATTCCTGTGGTGAGCTGCGCATTCGTCCGTTGCAGCGCAATCTGCTCGCTGTGCAGGTGCACCATATAAAAGGCTGCGCCGCCCAGCATCCCCATCAGTAGCAGGAGCAAAGTCATCCACAGGCGATTCATTGCGCCCCCTTCAGGCACAGGGCGCGTTCTGCCGTTCGCCGCGTCTCAATCCCTTTATTGCGCACCCCCTTCACATAGACCCAGCGCATCAGCTGATCGCAGGCCGCCGCCCACTGTTGTTGATTGATCAGCCGGGCGTAAGTCGAGCGGCAAACAGCGCCCACACCGACGTTAAACGCGAAAGAAACCGTGGCGTCATACACCCCCTGCGGCATGGCAACGGGCATACAGCGTGCAATACCGCTTTCCACTCGCTGTACGTCATCAATCAGATTTATCGCGATCTGCCGTTCATTCACCTCCGTGGTCGATATAACGCCCCGGGTATGTCCAATCCCGTTAGTCCAGACGCCGGCGCTGCACTGATACGGCGAGGTACGGCAACCTTCGGCGTTGGCCAGCAGCAGCAATCCTTCACTGGAGATGGTAAGCGTGGAAAAGGAAGGCAGTGAGATCGCCAGTGCCATCACCACCAGCACTGCACACTTCTTAGCTGTTGAATTCATCGACATTCCTGCCCGTTTGCCGCTGTTGCATCAGCCGCCAGGCCTTACGGCGGTAATGCCAGTTGATAAAGAAATTCGCGATGTTGATGCCCAGCGTGAAGACCGCCACCAGCGCACCCACCATAAAAGCGATGTCCTGCACCGTGTGGCGCCCTGACCACATCATGATCGCGCTGACCAGGTACCCAATCAGGGAGCTGTTTTTTTCCATCAGTCAGCTCCACAGATTCAGCGTTTCATGCGTGGCTGACAGTGAAAGCGTTGGAAGTTCTACCGGATAGCCATGAGGCAACCGTGCCCCCCGTTCAGCCAGCCCGGGGTTGGCGGCGTACACCTGTTCCACGACCTGCCGCGTACGGCCATAGTGGCGAAAACAGATCTCATCGACGCTGTCGTCCTGCAGGGCATAAATTTTCAT